TTTTAAACAGCATACAACCGGGTCAACAGGATAGCACGCGGAACTAACCAACGGAATCAGGCCGGAGCCTATTGAGACCCGGTAACTTATAATAAACAGGTATAGGGTAAACACTAATATGGTCGAGATGGCTATTCACAAAGAGGAAATTAAGCTAATGTTAGGCTGGGGCGAGCGCAAATTCTATCGCCGGAGATTAGAGTTAATGAATGCGGGCGTGGTTTTCCATAGGTATGAAGGCTCACCTCCTAAGCGCCGGGTGTGTGCATTTCCTTCGCGCATACATAGATGGATTACGCTCAAAACGCATAAGGGTGAGATGATATGAGGGTGAGGCTAATTGGGCCAAATTGTGCTATTTCGGATATGTCTCATTTGTCCATACTGTAAGTGGTTGATATTATTGCTGAGTCTAATAACATTCATTATGTAAACTTGTCTCAAGTAGGAGGGAAAGTGTCTCAAGTGGGGTACAAACAATGACTGTGACACGCGAGGAGATGGACGGCCCGGACCTGCTGAATAAAGCTATGGAGGGGGAAGGGATAACGCCGGAGAGCCTGGCGAAGCAGCTCAAGTCAGAGCTGGAGGCTACCGAGGTTAGGGTGTTCAACGCTCAGGGTGAGGTAATATACTCTGCCGACCTACCAGCACACAAGATACGTCAGGAGGCGCGCAAGGATGCCCACAGGCTACGTGGTGACTACCCAGCCGAGCGCAAGGAGATCAGTGGCAGCCTGTCGCTGGAGCAGGTGATCAAGGCGCTGGAGGATGATGAGGGGTAGGCAGGCACCCTATGGCCCCCATTTGGCAACTGATGATATATATACCCTATCATCCCCGATTCACAATGCAGAAATGTGTTAGGATTAAACGCCCTTAAATATTTCACACAAAAATTTTTAGTTAAGGAATAAATGGACTTAAAGGCTACAATCAAGGAATATCGGGTTAATTTTCAGATCTTTGGTGAGAAATGTATTCGCATTAAAGACCATAATACTTCTAAGATTCTTCCTTTGAGGTTTAATAGGGCTCAACGTATTTTACATGCTATCTCTGAAAAGATGAAAGCGGAGAGGGGTATTATCCGTGTTTTATTATTGAAGGCAAGGCGGTTTGGTGGTTCGACTTATGTTGAGGGGCGTTTTTACTGGAAATCATCTCTTAATTCTAACCGGAACACTTTTATAACGGGCCATGAGGAAAGGTCTACTAAGACGCTTTATGCAATGGCTACCTTGATGCAAGAACAGAACCCTATTGCACCTGCTATACGAAAGAGCAATGCCCAGGAGCTTATATTTGACAATGCTGACGGGACGGGGCTAAAATCGCAGTATGAGCTTTCTACTGCCAAAAATGTGGGGGCAGGTAGGTCACAGGGCATTCATTATCTTCATGGCAGCGAGGTAGCTTTTTGGCCCGATGCGGATACTTTACTTGATGGACTATTTCAGTGTATTCCTGATCCGCCCTCTGAATCAGAGGTTTTCCTTGAAAGCACGGCTCAGGGTTGTGGAAATAGATTTCATCGAGATGTTATGAACACCTATGCCGAAGGGAAATACTCGTATTTTCAAGAAGATGGGATAACCTATGCATGGTATAACCCTGAAAGCGAGTGGGTTCTTGTGTTTATTCCGTGGTTCGCCCATGAGAAATATACGAAAGTGTTTGAGAGCGAGGAACGGAAGAGCGCTTTCATGGAACGGTTGGTCGCCAAGGTTTTTAACAAGGAAGATCTCAAATGGGAGGACAGCGAAGGGAAAAGGCTCCATAAACAATATGATCTTACTTTTGAACAATTATATTGGCGGGAATGGTGTATTGAGAATAAATGCCGGGGATCGGTTGATATATTTCACCAAGAATATCCGTCTACGGTGGAAGAGGCTTTTCTATCTATCGGGACAACCGTATTTTCCAAGTCTTTATGTGATAGTGTCGAGAGTTTTTGTCAAGATCCGGTTATTACCGGAAATATTGTTGACCGGATGGGACAACCTAAAATCAACCCTAACCCTCATGGTCATTTTAATGTTTGGGAAAAATCTGATAAAAACGAGCATTATTTTATGACAGTTGACAGTGCCGGTGGGATTAAAGAAAGTCAAAAAGAGGTTGGGGTAGAGCCTGACCCTTCTTGTATAGATGTTTATAATCACCGGACAGGCAAGCAGGTTGCTCAATGGCATGGACATATTGATTATGATTTGATAGCCGATATTACCGAATTAATAGGCAATCTGTATAATCGGGCTATTGCCTGTGTAGAGTTAAATAATCACGGTTATACGGTTGTAGCGGATTTAAAGAAAAAGAACTACCGGATGTATTGCGCGAAGCCTGATGAGCCCGGGTTTCTGACCACAAAGGTTACAAAACCCCGGATGTCCGATGATCTCAGGCAGATGGCGCGAGATGGCGATATAAAAATTATGTGCAAGGAAACCGTATCGGAGATGCGAACATTTATTGAAGAGGGGGGTCATTATAATGCTGCTTCCGGTTGCCATGACGAGCGTGTTGACTGTGCGGGGATGGCTTCCCAAATGATGAAATTGCTTCCAATAAGACATGGACGATCCAATGTAGATAAGGAGAACAGAATAGTTAATTGGGACCGCCATATAGACGATTTTGAAAAGGATTATGGAGAATACAGGGAGGTTGTAATTGCCAGATAACCCTATGAAATTAAAGGTGGGTGTGCCCGGTTCCTGTATTCATTGCGGGTTTACCCCTGAAAAGATGCAGGAAGAATATGGAATAGGGTTTATGATGTTTGAAGTGCCGAACACAACCTGTATTTTCTTCCAATGCCCTCATTGCGGTGGGCTTATGGGTAATGTTCATGCGGTTGAAAATACTAAAAAAATAATACAAGAAAGGATAGATGAGAAACGCAAAGAAATACTTATTCCACATAAGAAGGGTTTGCTTTACCTTCCGGGACGTGGGGAAAACTAAGGGGGTTTAATTATGCCAAGCGCGCAGGCTTTAACGGTAACAATGACAAATCCTTTTGCGGATGCAAAAGAGCAAAACACCATTGTCCTTGACTGGACATCGGTTGACTCTGGCGGGACAGTGGCGTTTGATATTGCTTCGACCTATGCTACCGCACAGAAAGCAATTAATGATTGTCTTCCGCAACCTAACAAGATCGAGGGTTATATCAAGGCAATAGAAACTATTCCTGGGGCAAGTGGGGATAAAACGACTGCCTGCCCGACAGACGAGTATGACATTACCCTTGATGATCCTTATGATTATGATTTAGCAGGCGGGAGTTTAGCAGATAGGTCTGATTCTTTAGCAGAAAAAGTTGTGCCAAGCTCGCCTATCCCGGTTGATTCGGAAATCACCCTTCAGATTGCCAATGCTGGGAATGCCAAGCAGGGCAGAATAATAATATATATTGATCCACTATCATAAAAAGGAATGTAATTATGTTTAGACCGTTAGGAGACAGGGTTCTTATTAAAAGAACCCCTGAATTATCAATAACTAAAGGCGGAATTATTATACCGGAAACTTACAAGGAAAAGCCGATGGAAGGTACTGTTGAATCCTTTGGGGAAGAAGTCAAGAGAGTCAAAAAAGGCCAGAGGGTTCTATATGCAAAATATTCCGGTGTGGATATTAAACTGAGGGAAGGCAACTATTTGATAATAATAGAGAATGACATTCTGGGTATTATCGAACCGGATAACAAATGACAAACGAAGAAATTCATAAAATCCTTGACCAGTGTATAGAGGAAGGCAAAGAAAAAAAGCTGTATGGGCAGTCCAGTTTTATTCTCCATTTTCAAGCGGGGATTGTCAAACAAATTACCGATGAAAGGATAAAAAGAACATGGAAGGAGCCCAATGCCTGAAAAAACCTTTACACTACCGGAGATCAAGAAACATTGGGATAAATATTCATCTATATCGGGATTGAGGATTCTAAGGCAGGGAAAATGGGTATATGAATTTCCAGTACGGGATATAAGGCACATCAATGGGGTAAGGGCCGAGGCTGTGCAATTAAGCCAAGTGATGTCGTTTATTGAATATCTGGAGAAACATGGCGACTAAAAAGAAAACAGTTGATGTTTTAGATAAACCCTTGGATGAAAAACACAAGAACCTTGTCAAATATTGTATTGATTTTTACAATATACATAAAGAATCCGAATATAGGGAGACTAAGCTAAAGGAAATCACGGAAGCAAGAAGGATTTATGAGCAAAAGCCAAAAAAGAAGGTGGTTTTCTGGAAAGGTGAATCGAACTTAGAATTACCGCTTGAGACTATTTCAATAGACAATCTTGAACCAAGGCTTTTAGCAGGTCTTGTTGGTCGAGATCCCATTGTAGCCTTTGCTGAAACAGGCAAACTTGACCAAATAGGCAAGGTGCTGGAAGATTGGTACAATGAAGAGCTCAAAAATGTTGTGAAAATCACCGAAGTGGCCCGAAGCATTGTCCACACCCTACTTATAGAGGGAACGAGATACTCGTTAGACCAGTATGACAAAAGAGAAGCCACAAAAAGAGATTTTATTTTTGATAACGAAGGCAATATCGAAATCAATGAAGACGGACAACCTCTTTACGATGAATTTACAGATACTATATTTGAGGGTGCAAAGGATGAGCAGATACCTTTTAACGATATTGTTATTGCTGATGATATAGGTACGGCGGAAGATTGGGAAAAAACAGATAAAATAAGGATAGTCAACCTTTCTTATGGAGAGTTGTTTGACAAGAAAAGCGAGTATGGCTATCAGAATATAGGCCCGTGGTTGCTCCCGGGTGAAACGCAGAAAAAGCTAAAAGAAGAAGATAAAAGCCCTTCGCAACAAATAGCGGGCGTTGATGTAACCGGGAAGGATACAGTTAAGTGCATAGAATGTCATATATCGTATGCAATTCATAACCTGAAGGAAGAGGATGAAAAGAAAAGAGCAGAATTTAAAGAAGAGCGGGTGATTATCACAATAGCGCTTGAGCAGGAGCTTTTAATCCGCAAAATACTCCAGCGTGATGTAAATATGAATAACGAATCCCTGCTTAAAAGACAGAGACTTTTTTCAGAGGAAGGGCGGTCATACGGTACGGGAATACATGGCAAAATGAAAGCCATTCAGGAAGGTGCATCAAATACATTTAATAGAATGATGAATGTGGCCGATATTGTTCTATTGCCCTGGTATTTTTATGTAGAAGGGGCAGGGGTCAAGGGAGAACAAGAGATTAAGCCGGGACAAGGGATAAAAGTTGAGGATGTAAACAAGATAAAATTTCCAGATTTCAAAGTCAATCCTTCTCAATATATAGATTTCTTAAAGATTTTCATAGATTTATGGGAAAGAACTTTAAGTATTTCTGAACCGCAGATCGGTAAACCGAAAGGTGAAAGGACAACTGCAACTGAAATATTGGCCTTGATACAGGAAGGTAATATTAAGCATAATTATCAGTCAAAGACATTTAAAGAGGATTTCCTCTCTATTGTAAAGACAATTTACGACCTTTATTATCAATATATGCCTTATGATAAAATGATAGTTCATGCCGGGGAGGAAATACCCTTCCCGCGAAAGGCTATGAGAAGGCCGTATAATTTCAGGCTTACAGGCAGTACAGAGCAGAGCAATAAGCTGATAGAGCGAAAAGAAAATGAAGATATGTTTAATCTGTTACGGGAAGACCCATTATTGAACCCCATGAAATTAGTAGAAGATCTGCTCAAAAGCTATGGCAGGGAAGACGTTAAAAGCTATATCGACCCGGAACTTAACCAAATAATGCAGCTATTCCTTACGTTTCCAGAAGAGGTTATGCAGGCATTAATGCCAATAATGCAGGCTATTCAGGAGAGAGAAGCACAAGGGGCTGGTGGTGAGTGAGCAAGACCTCATATTTAGTGATGATTTTGCGAAATACAGAAAAAGAGAGATAGGGGAAGCGGTTAAGATAGTTTCTGATATGTTCAGAGATTCTGTGAATCCCGAATATATTAGAGGTTCCCTTGATCTACTGAAAAGAATATTGTATGTCCCTAAGCAAATCGCAAAGACAAAGGAAGCTATTGAAATAGCGGATATAGCAGTTGAAAGGGATTTAAAGGAATTTGAAATTAAATTTTTAAGGAGGTTTATAGAATAATCACACGATGCCAGCTTTCTGTTAAGCTGAGAAAGGGGAAATATGGAAAACGAAAACGAAGACGATATCACCATAGACGATGACGAGTTAAATGAAGATGTATCTGATGACATTTCTATAGACATCAAGGATGAGGACGATAAAGACAAGCTTGACCCGGATGCGGTCAAAGAACTCCAAGGGAAAGTCGAAGGCTTTGAAAAAGACAATGTTTCCCTGGAAGAAAAGGTAACCAAACTTGAAGAGGACAAGAAAAACCTCAATACGGCGTTACATCAGGCACGCCAGACCAAGAAAACAACAAAACTTGATGATACAGTTGCTCCGCTTACAAGGAGCCAACTAAAACAGATACTTGAGGATAATCCTGGCGATCAGGAATCACAATTCAATGTCCTTGAATATCTTGCAGAGCAGGTAGCCAGAGGAGTTTCCTCTGAGGCCATAAATACCACTGAGATCAATCGGAAAAAAGGAGAATTGGATACTTTTCTTGCAGAAAGATATCCTGATATAAAAATTCCTGGCTCCGGTATACGTGAGGAGATTGATGAGACCAAGGATACTCTTGGTTTGGGAAATCATCCTTATGGAGATTATTTTGCAGTAGCCGCAAGGGTTTTGGATGAACTGCCTGACCTTTTAAAAAAGGCGTATGAAGATGGCAAATCCGGGAAATTAAAGAAAGATACGGAAGATGCCAGGACAGACGCAATTAACAAAGGTAAATTGCCTTCTTCAAAAAAGGGTGCGGGCAAGACGGAGAACCTATCAAAAGAGCAAGATGAGACTTTTACTCAAATGGGACTCTCTGAATCTCAGAAAAAGATTGCCAAAAAACTTGTAGCCAAGAAAATCAGAACTGTCTCAGTGGAGGAATAAGAAAATGCCAAGATCTAAAGGAAGTACAAACGTGAAAAAGACAGAAACTAATAAAATTAGGACTAAACCACAACCAAAGAATCTGACGGCTGAAGAAGCAGCTATCTTTCAAAGGATTCAATCTGAAGATAGGGGGTGGGAAACAATCGGCGAAGAAGAGGTAGTTGATTTTTCATTAGCCGATGACCCATTTAAGCTCCCCAAAGCGGCACAGGTGTTACAGGATGCCAAAAAGCTGGTTTTCCGGTGGGTTACACGGAAGAATGAGCGAATTGATGAAGTTCGGAACCTTCCAGTACCAAGAAGGTGGTGGATAGTCAACGCCGCTACCGTGCCGGAACTTGAGAAAGACGTTGATCCTGTGCTTGGCTGTGTGACATTGCTTGATCAGCTTCTTGTGTTTAAGCCTTACTGGATGTATGAGGCTGAAAACAGAATGAAACATGAGATGTCCGATGTGAGGGATCAGGCTGGAGACCTGAAGGGCAAGGACAAGATAACCGTTGATGATTCCGGGTCTGAATTTCTTTCAGGAAAACAATACAAGATCGGGGGGAGAGATGAGGTCCAGTTCCACGAATCAGATAAGTCTAACGAGGGTGGAACCCCTGTTTTTGACTCTGGAGATGATTCTTTGGGTGAACTTACAGAATAAATAGAAAGGAGACAGAAAGATGGGTAATAAAAATTTAGATGCGGCAATGGGATTACAGCCTTGGGGGCCTGTACTTAGAACACAGCTTTATGCAGTACAGACGGCACCGACAATCCACTTTTTCATCGGAGACGTCGCACAACATGGTGGTACATCTCTTGAGACAAAGTTCGGTTGGATGCCCATAGTTGAAGATGGCGATATTGTTGCTACAGGTGATAATATTTTAGGCGCTGTCATTGAGTGTTTTGATGAAGATATGGACCCGATTGCCTATATTGATGTGGACAGAGCAGGAGACGGCACCATAGCGGGATATGTGAATATAGCAAATCATCCTGATCAGCAGTTTCTTATTCAGGAAGATTGCGATAGTACACCCATAGCGGTGGCAAGTTCAGAAATGAATGTTGACATGGCAATCCCGGCAACGAATCAGGGAACCGAAGGGACCGGCTTGAGTTTGGCTGAAATTGATTCTGATACTGTGGCTGAGACTTCAACCTTGATGTTAAAATTGTTTCAGGCTCATCCCCATGATGTGATACCGGGCACTTCAACATATCACACAAGGTGGATCGTTACCATCAATAGCCACATGTATGCTTCACATTTGAAGGCTAAAGTAACAATAACGTAATAATATTTAAAAATAATCTAACCTAAAAAATAGGCACAGATATAGGGATCAATCCCTTAATCATGTGCCTTTTTTATTGGAAAAAGAAAGGAGTATATCATGTGGACAAGAGGCAGATTCGTAAATGAATATGTTCCTGGACTTTTTGCTGTCGCAGTTGATGCTTATACAAAAAAGCGGGGTGAAAGCAAGTGGCCCAAACTGTTTGATGTCAAGACTTCCAAGAAAAAGAAAGAGGAGAATGCGGAGCGTTCCGGCCTTGGCCTTCCAGTGTTAAAGGGTGAAGGTGGTGCTGTGATCTATGATACCGAGATTGCGGGTCCGAAACAGGCATGGGTGCATAGTGTATACGCCCTTGCTCTAAGGATTACCGAAGAAGCTATTGACGATAATTTATACGAGTTAGGGGGCGGTGGAAGTGGTGATGATCTTAAAGAGATTTTCAAGGATCTTGGAGACTCAATGGAAGAGAACCTTGAAACTCTTAGTGCCCGTTTCCTGGTCAGTGGCACTGCAACCACCTATCACAGCACAAGGGAAGCAACAGCAAGAGCATTGTTTCACGCTACCCATGCAAGGCTGGACGGTTCAACCTTTAGCAATCGGTCAACAGGGGCAGATCTTACTTATTCAACTTTCTGGACCGCCCTTGTTGCGGCTGAAAATCAGCAAAACAATAGGCAATACAGGGTACAGAAAAAAGTTAGAAGGTTATGGATACCCCCTGTATTGGAGAAAAATGGTCGTGAAATACTTTTTTCTCCTGATAGGCCGGATACCGCTAACAGAGCGATAAATGCCTATGCCAGTAGCGGAAGGAATATTGAGCTTGTTCCGTGGCCGTATCTTACGGATGTGGATGCCTGGCATATGCAGTTGACTGGGCGAGGGCTTGTTTTCTTCTGGAGAAGGAAAACCAGATTTGCACGGGAAAAAGAATTTCAGACTGGAGACATGATGTGTAAGGCAGATCAGAGATTTTCGGCTGAAATAGACGACGCCCAGGGGTGGTATGCTAATATTCCTTAATCGAATAAAGGAGAACAATTAAATAAAGGAGAATGGCTATGTTGAAAATAGTTAAAAAAATAGACCGACTCCACCTGTTTCTTGGGTTAGCTTTAATTGCACTTATTACACTTGGTGCTTCTATCCCAAGCCATATAACACGGCTGGATTCCCTTGTTGTTACTGATGATTCGACTACAACGACCAGTGTAACAGTAGGGGTGAATGATGCCTATATCGAAGGCACATTAGAAGTTGATGGTGCAGTTCGGTTTGATAGCACAGTCGCATTAGGGTCTGGGGCAGTAGCTTATACATGGCCTGCCACCGGTGGTACGGCAGGTTATGTTTTAAGAACTGATGGCACAAGCACACTAACGTGGGTGTCAGCGGACAGTGCAACTGCTTATGATGATATAGGCGACCCGGATGCAGATTCCACTATCGCATTTGGCAATGATGAAATCAACGTATGGACGTTTGCCGATGTCAACGAGGATATGTTTAATATCCAAGGAACCGGAGCTTTTGGAGATGTTTCAGTCGTAAGAATTGAGCAGAAAACCGGGGCCGCTACAGATGGAACCGTTCTTGAAGTTGTGGCGGCTGATGCCAGTGTAGATCCATTAGTGGTATCAGCAAGCGGGAAGGCAAATGCCTTAGTCGTAGGTCAAAACACAGGTGTGGTTACTATCGCTGGTGTGGCTGATGGAACTTCAGCTTTGATCATTACCGCTGGTGATATATTGGTAACTGATGGTGATTTCAGGTTAGATTCCGGTGATATTGACTTGAATAACGGTAACTTGATGGTTGATACCGTTCAGGATCTTGCAAGTAATATCTCCCGCAACTATGCCGGGGCAGGCACAAGCCCGGTTCTTTCCGTTGTTGATACTCATGCATCAGGCACTAATGCTGCTTTAGCTGTTACTCAGGGCGGGACTGCTGCCTCAGAAGGCATATTGATTACTCATAGCGGCGATGGCGCGGCTATTGAAATTGTGGCCGGTGCGGCAAGGACTGGCAATGTAATTGATATCGCAATGGCGGATCAGTTGGGCCAAAACGGTATATTGATAGATGGGGCGTGGACAGGTGCGAGTGACAAAGGAATGATTAACCTTAACCCTACCGGCACAATAGCTTCTGGTGCGTCATGTATTTTCATTAACACGGATACTGGTACCCCGGCAGCTTCAGGTTTTGCAATCGAAATTGATGATGATTCGGCAGATGGCGGAGATAATTACGCTTTATTAATTAATTCAGCCCACAATGAAGGCTTGCATGTCGAAGCTGGTATATCTCTCTTTGCAGAGGCAGCTACATTTACGGCTCAGTCTATTCATTCTGCTGGTATTGATGCCAATGGAAGTGTTGATATAGACCTTGGTGCCGAAACCGCAAAAGTAACCATTGATACCACTCAGCAAGACTTTGCGGCTGGTGATGGGTTGCTTCAGATTCACGGTGACCATGCTGGTAATACAACCGGAGATATGTCTTTAATCCGATTAGTTTATCAGGGCGATGGCATTGCTAACGATTCATTTATCGAGTGTGTTGATGCCTCAACCGGCGCCGCCGCTAATGGTGAGACCCAATTTAAGGTAGACTCCGGTGGAGAGGTTACTACGGAGGGTTCTGTAACCGTTAATGGGACATCCCTGATAGGAGATGGCGCAACTACCCAATATGGGTTTGTAGCGGTAACTACTGATATGTCCAGTTCTGAAGTCAGTGCTGAGATCGCAAACTCAGGGACAATTTATTTTAACTCAGAGGCTCAGGTCTGTAATCTTCCTGCTGCTGCGGCGGGCTTGAAGTTTACATTTGTTGTAGCTCATGCATCACAGATTACAGTCCATCCTGATGGTTCAGACCAGATTATGCATTTAACTTTGGGGGCCGGAGACAAAATCACATCCTCAACGGTGAACGATACAATAACTTTGATCGCTGTTGGTGCTGGTAAGTGGTATGTCCAATCTGTTTATCCCCTGGCTGCTGATTGGGCTGATGGTGGTGCGTAAAATTAACTTTAACAGGGGGGGCTTACCCCCCCTATAATAAAGGAGCAAGATGCCTTCGAGGTCTAAGGCTCAGAGAAAAATGATGGCGATTGCCAAACATAGTCCTGAAAAACTTTATGCACGAAACAGCGCGGTTTTAAAAATGACCCGAGACCAACTCAGTGATTTTGCATCTACTAAAGAGAAGAAGCTACCCAAGAGAAAAAGTGCTATTGGGGTGCAATCTCTTAATTCAAGGAAGAGCTAAGTGGCTACGCCAGTTACACATATTGATGATGCAGATACAGACGAATGCCTTATGACCGGAACCCATAAAGGGGCAGATGGTGCATCTGTTTTGTCTAACCGTGGGGCTGATTTTAAAAGTTGCGGGGTTGACCCTGATTTGGACCTTCTTCTTAAAAATACTACTGATGGGTCTGAGGGCACCATAACCGCATCAAGCGAAGATACCGTGACTGCTACATTAGCAGGCGGAACGGGCAATGTTTGGGATAATGGCGATACTTATGTCATTTTAAAAACTGATGCTGAGGATTCTATCATATCTACCCATTATACGGATAAACGATTTGGTAGAAAGGTAACAAATCCAGATCAGTTAGACGATGGTGTATTCCCTGAAGATCGAGATTTAGATGAAGACGATGAAGATGTCTTTGGCCCGAATCAACCTGAAAGAATGCACGAATAAAGGGGGTATGTTGTGGATGGCAAAGACCTTGAAAGGAGAGTTCGGAATCTCTTAAATGAACCAAGCACTTCTCCCTTCTTAGATGAAAGAACTACCTATGACTTTCTTTATGCGGCTGCAAGACAGTGGATTGTAGAGACAGAATGCCTTACTAAAGAGCAGTCTATTACTACAGTTGCAAGCCAAGCAGGCTATACAATAAATGGAGATTTCCTTTCTCTTTATCTCAAAGATGGTAATGGGTTTTTTATCAAATATTATGATGGCACCAGTTATTATTTTCTTAAATTCAAATCCTATTCGGAAGTTATCTACGAAAACAACACCACAGATGTAGCTATACCAAGCAATTTCACAATATCAGATGACCAGACACTTGACACTTTAGTAAGCGATGCGGCAGATAATGACGGTGGTAGTGCGGTAGGCGGCAAATCTACCTTGACTATGGATACTGCTGTCTTTACAGATGTAACCCCTGGCGATATAATCCACAACACTACTGATGCGTCTGACGGCATAGTGACCAAAACAGAGTCAACTTTTAAGATACTTGAAGTCTGTCTTTTTGGCGGAACGGATAATGAGATAGATCTCAACGATGCCTTTATTATCCAACCACGAAAGAGGCTGAAATTAATCCTTGATTCTCCCCCTAAAACTGCTGACCAAACAGTAACTTTATATTATCTACAAAGTCCCCGGCCTGTTTACTCTGATTATGATGTTTACCCTATTCCTTTTGAATATGCTGACACAATAGCCAAATATGCTGCTTGGCTCTATAAATACAGGGATGATGAACCCAACTTCGGAGATTCTTACTATGCTTATTGGAGAAGGCAGATCATGGCTTATAGGCGTTTAACAAACAGGGCCTTGGTTAGAGAAGAATCAAGGTTGATACCGATAGTAAAATGATTATACCTAAACGAGACAAAACAAGAATAAGCAACATTGCTGCAATTCCTTTCAGGGGTGGTTGTATAACTTCTATAGAAAGAGCGCTTATACCTCATTGTGGTTATTCCATGATTCAGAATATGAGGGATATGCACCCTGGAAAAGAGCAAAGGGGAGGGACTGCGAGGAAGCATACCACTGTAATTTCGGGTACACCAAAGATTTTATCTCTTCACCAATTTTCTAAAGGTAAAAGAACTGAGAGGCATTTTTTTGCACAAGCCGCAGATGATGATATTTATGAGGCTACAGATGCTCCCCCAACCGTTACAACTGGGGTTTTTGGAACTTCTGTATTTACCGGCGCTGCAAGCTCTGCCCCAGCTTCATGGGGAAATGTTGACGATCATTTAATATTTTCAAATGGTGTTGACCAGCATCAGATATATGCCGGAACTGCCAATTACGTCAAAAAGCTGGTGAAATTCAGCGATGCCGCTGCTGTTGCGAATGTACCTACAGATGCCTATGATTTCACTAAAGAGGTTACTGATGGATCTTCTGCCAGTTATGTTGAGTTAGATTCTATGTCTACCTATGCTGCGGCAACCTATGAATGTCTTTTTATCCATTCTCCTGTGCCAATTAACAGGCTTACCTGGGCTTTTATGACAGGCAAGGTATCAGATCAAGCCGCCGTAGGCACTCTGAATTATTGGAATGGAGCCTGGACGGATAGCACAGAAACAGATGGAACGATAATAACGACAGGTAAAACCATGAGTGGGGATGGTTCTATGACTTGGACACATCCAACTGATGAAATCCCCAAATTCATGTTTGGATTATGTGGTTACTGGTATCAATGGGTAACAAGTGCTGCCCTTGGTGCAGATGTCCAAGTAAATTCCCTGACCTACGGTAACAGTTTTTCAGACATAGAAAATGTATGGGATAGTGTTCCTGTCTATGCAGTCGAGGCAAGATTCTTTGATAATTCAGCAACCACATATGCCTTGCATGGAACAGATGATATTGAGATTGATGACATGGTTCATTCTGCTGCTGATACAGAGGATAGGGTTTACTGGAACTCCAATGATCCCATTATCGGTATTTATGTAGATGTAGGGACTACGCCTAACACTAAAACCACAACAACTATAAGTGCTGTCAAAGTATGGACAGGTGAAGGATTTACTTCGGTAGGGACAATAACGGATGGAACCAATGGACTCAGTAATTCCGGCTGGATAACATGGGCAAAACCGCCTTATTCTACTACCTACTATCCCGAACCGACACAATTCCAGACCTCACGTTATTATTCATACTGGTATTATTTTTGCATTGCCACTGCGACTGTAAGCGACAATGTAAGAATAAGCATAGAAACAATGCCTTATTTTGACATAGGAGATGCTGGAGAAGTTGGTCAATGTAATGCAGTATGGAAAGATAGGGCCGTATATTCTTTTGATAGATGGCCTCAATATGGGTTTGTATCCGCTAAAGATAATCCAGTGGTTTTAAATGGGTATGATTATGGTATTCTAATGGCCGGAGATGGCAGGGCTAATAAATGGGTATGGGCAGAACGATTTAAGAATGAACTTGTAGTAGCACAGGAAGAGAAGGGCAAGGAAGGGGGTTGTATAACACTTTTTGAAGGTAGGGCGAATGACCCTACATCTTTTGGCAAATTGCTCTTATCGTCTAAAATAGGAGGTTTAAATTCAAAATCGGTTACTGTTGTTGATGGGGTTCTGACAAGCACGAAAACTGATGAAATAATAAAGGATCTTATCTTTTGGATTTCCCATAAGGGCATAATGGCCTGTGATGGGAAAAACATAACTATTATCAGCGATGATATTCAGAATTACTTTGATCCAGCACAAACTGAATGTATTAGGCGCGGGTATGATAATGAACATTGGCTTAATTATGATTCAGCCCGTAATTGTTTAAGAATTGGTCTTGTGAGCGGGTCAAGCGCTACTACTCCGAATATTTATCCGGTGTTTGACTTGATAGATAAAACATGGAGCTTTGATAAATATGCTCAAAATTTCTCCTGTATGACAGAAGTGGAGGCGGCAAGCGGAAATATACCTATCTTACAATATGCTGGAGAGGTTACAGATGGTTATGTCTATCGGCTGAATACAGGCACAAATGATATTCACGGTGCGTCACCCACCACAGTAGCTATTGATGCTTATGCTACTATTGAACTCGATGGCCGGGCGCTTTATCTATTGCTCAGGGAGATGATTTTAAGAATGAAAGGACAGGCCGCTGGTGATGTAACTATCACTCCATATTTAAATGGTGTAGCTCAAACTGCCTTAACTCTCAGCATGATAGTGCTTAATGCAGGAGAAGAATTTAGAAGGCACAGGCTGGGAATGAATTATCAGGATTCCCATATAAGCCTTAAATTTCAAAATAATGTAGCGAGTGTAAGCCTTTATCTTTTAGATGTGGGTTTTGATTTATATGCAAAGCAAGGTCATTAATGCAAAAAGGATTAGCAAAAAAGAGGCCAGGCCCTCATTGGACAGAGAGATTTTTTAAGATAGAGGATATGGGTCCGGAACCGCCATTAAACAGAGAAGGATTCTGGAAGAAACGCAAATTGGATGAGGTAGAAATTGAGCTTTTTGACGAACATAATAGACAGGGCGTGGAAAAATCGAGGGGGAAAAAGTTACGGTAGGAAGCCTTATATGAGCGGTGATTATCGCTCTATGATGAAAAGGCCAACCGATAATGCCATATTTAATGAACAAGAAAGATTATATGGAAGATCAGAAACGCATTCAGAGCTTAAAAAGCCTTATCTTAACCCAGAAGAAGATTACTCGGAGATGGAACATTGGTATCCTCCTCCTTTTACGTTGTTTTTTGATCCCACTCGGGCAACCCCTGTATTTTCAGGGCCAATACCAAATGTGACACAAGGGGGATGGGGAGGGGGGGGAGGACCCTGGGATAGAAAATCAGAGCGTAACCCATGCGGTTTTTCACTGAGACAGAAGTATTGCACGCAGATGAAGGAACTTGATCTCCCTGTTACATTAGCAGGCGCTTCGGGAAGTAAGTTACCTTCATCTAAATATCCATATAGTGCCTGGTCACACTTCTGGAGCTTTGAGGGTCCTGGAACACACTGTATAACTAACATAAGCATACGACCGCCAGGGATAGCAACAAATCCACAATTATCCTACTCTTATCAATACCTGG